AGAGAAAATGATACTACTACAGATGGGCAGGAAGATTCAAATTTAACCGCTATGAAATCTGTCAGTTCTATTTTCATTAGATAAATAAGTGTTAGAAAGCAGTAATCGGCAACATTAGTAAGGCAACTTAACCAGTTTAGTAGTAAACACAGACAGTCCTGTGTATAATAAAGACTGTAGGCAACTTTAATCTAGTAACATAGATAGGCATCACATTTTATAACTTGAAAGGCAACTTAAAATGGCATCATTATCAGAAATCAGAGCCCGCTTACAAGCGGCAGAAGGTAACAAACAGGGCGGCAACTCACAAGGCGATTCAGCGATTTATCCACATTGGTCAATCGACGAAGGTCAAAATGCTACACTCCGCTTCCTCCCAGACGGTAATACAAAAAACACATTCTTTTGGCAAGAGCGAGCAATGATTCGTTTACCATTTAATGGCGTTAAGGGAGAATTAGAATCCAAACAAGTACAAGTCCGTGTTCCATGCGTGGAAATGTGGGGCGAGACTTGTCCAATCTTGTCAGAAGTTCGTACATGGTTTAAAGATCCAGCATTAGAAGACATGGGTCGTAAGTACTGGAAAAAGCGTGATTATATTTTCCAAGGCTTTGTTCGTGAGAATCCATTGACCGATGACAAGGCTCCAGAAAATCCAATTCGTCGTTTTATTATTGGTCCACAAATTTTCACACTTATTAAAGGTGCGTTGATGGATCCAGAGTTGGAAGAATTGCCAACAGACTATCTCAAAGGTTTAGACTTCCGTATTAGCAAAGGTTCCAAAGGTGGCTTTGCTGACTATAGTGGTTCTAAATGGGCCCGTAAAGAATCAGCACTTACAGAAGCTGAACAAGCGGCTATCGAAGCACATGGTTTGTATGACTTATCAACATTCTTGCCTAAGAAACCAGGCGATGTTGAACTCAGGGTTATCAAAGAAATGTTTGAAGCTTCGGTTGATGGTCAGAGTTATGACACAGAGCGTTGGGGTCAATACTTCCGTCCAGCAGGTGTTAACGCACCCGCAGGTGGATCAGCACCAGCAACTCAAGTAGAGGATGCTCCTGCTCCGGCGGCCAAAGCAACACCGACTCCTGTGAGTAGTTTTGATGATGAAGATGATACTCCTGTAGCTAGTGCTCCTGTATCTACTTCAGCACCAGCGGCAACATCTGATAAAGCACAAGACATCCTTGCGATGATTCGTGCTCGTCAAAAAGCCTAAGCATTAAGCCAAAATAATAGCATAAGAGGCAACTCTTATGCTATTATATCTACTATAACTCAAAGGAATAATAATGGCAAAGCCATACGACTTCAGTAAATTCCGTAAGGACATTACAAAATCTATTGACGGAATGTCAATTGGATTCAACGATCCAACAGATTGGGTTAGTACAGGCAACTTTGCTTTGAACTATCTTATCTCTGGAGATTTTAATAAAGGTATTCCGCTAGGCAAAGTAACAGTATTTGCTGGCGAATCTGGCGCAGGTAAGTCATACATCTGCTCTGGAAATATTGTTAAGAACGCACAAGACCAGGGTATTTTTGTTGTATTAATTGATACAGAAAATGCTCTTGATGAATTATGGTTACACAATCTTGGCGTCGACACAAGCGAAAGTAAATTGCTCAAACTCAACATGGCTATGATTGACGATGTAGCAAAAACTATTTCAACATTTATGCAGGACTACAAATCACTACCCGACGGTGAGCGTCCAAAAGTATTGTTTGTAGTTGACTCCTTGGGTATGTTATTAACGCCAACTGATGTCAATCAGTTTGAAGCTGGCGATATGAAAGGTGACATGGGTCGTAAACCTAAGGCACTTACAGCATTAGTTCGAAACTCAGTAAACTTTTTTGGTAGTTATAATGTTGGCATGGTATGTACTAACCATACCTACGCTAGTCAAGATATGTTTGACCCCGACGATAAAATCTCTGGCGGTCAAGGTTTTATTTATGCATCAAGTATTGTTGTTGCTATGAAAAAAATGAAACTCAAAGAAGACGAGGATGGCAACAAGATTAGTGATGTTATGGGTATTCGTGCTGGTTGTAAAGTTATGAAAACCCGTTATGCTAAACCGTTTGAAGGAATGCAGATTAAGATTCCGTATGAAACAGGTATGAATCCGTATAGTGGTATGGTAGACTTAGCTGAAAAGCGTGGCTTACTTAAAAAAGAAGGCAACAGTTTGGCATTTGTCAGTAGCGATGGCGAAGTTATCAAACAATTCCGTAAAAAATGGGAAGCCAATGAAGATGGTTGTCTTGATAAAATTATGCTAGACTTCGGAAAACAGCAAGAAACAGTAAGTACTGATGACACACCAACGGAGGAATAAGAATGTCAGTAGATTTAGCAAGAGAAATTTATAACGAACTCAAGCGTTTTGTAAACACAGTAGACAAAGACGAAGCTGCTGAAACACTGGTAGCAGTTTTAATCGACAACGACATCGATGCTGATGATATCAAAGACACTTTTAAGACCGAAACAGAAGTTAAACGGGCACTTACAAGCTACCTAAAAGATCATCAAGATGACGAAGAGGAAGACGACGAAGAAGACTTTGAATACGATGACGAGGAAGACGACTATTAATGTGGTATAGCCGTGTAACAGCCGACTTGAGTGCAATCCCAGATTTTATTGCACACTACGAAACTGAACTCGAACATGCTAAAATGGAATGCCGAGTAGGTGGTATGGTTGAAAAGAACATTACCAACTTACCTGGTATTACCGAACATAGATTTAATCAACTTCAAGAAATTGAAGCTGTTTTAAATTATCTTAACATTCAACTTAGAAAAATTCGTCGTAAACATTTTCAAAAATATCTCGAAGGATATGCTCGTGCTTTAACTAGTCGTGATGCGGAAAAATATGTTGATGGAGAAGATGAAGTTATTGATTTTGAAACATTAATCAATGAAGTAGCCTTATTACGCAATCGCTACTTAGGTATTATGAAAGCAATGGAATCTAAAAACTTTATGCTAGGGCATATTGTTAGACTTAGAGCCGCCGGAATGGAAGATATACAGGTATAACATGTTTAAAAACGCAGACGAATCGCATCAACATAGTTTACAAATTCTTAATCAGTTAGGAAACTATGAAGATTTTATGTTATCAATTAAAAATCTTGCCGATATAGGATGTGGATCTGGTAAAGATTTAGAATGGTGGGCCACCCGTACAGCTAGTGATGATCGAGCTACCCCACTTAATATCTCGTGTCAAGGTATAGATATTATGGATAGTTTAGCAGTGGCTAAAAAATATCCTAATATTACATACCAACGAGCAGATTTTGAAACTACACTGCATACGCCTCCGGATAAATTTGATGTACTTTGGTGTCATGATACTTTTCAATATGCCGTTAATCCAATTCAAACATTAATTAATTGGAGAACTATCACTAGCAATGGTGCTATGTTAGCCTTGGCTGTTCCGCAAACTACTAATATACGACACAAAGATTTAGATTTTAGTCAGAAAGATGGCTGCTATTATCACCATACTATAGTCAGTCTTATTCATATGTTGGCCTTAACAGGGTGGGATTGTCGTGCTGGATTCTTTAAAGTAGATCCAATTGATAACTGGATTTATGCTGTAGTATATAAAAGCAATCAAGAGCCTAGAGATCTTAAAACTACTCGCTGGTATGATTTGGCTGACGCAAAATTATTGCCTGATTCTGCCGAAAAATCAGTTATGGCCCGGGGCTTTTTACATCAGCGAGATTTAGTATTGCCCTGGTTGGATAAGAGTTTACAGTGGCTCGGAGCCCAATGATAAGTTAGTACTCACTTACAAACCCCTAAACACAGGGGTTTTATTTTGGTTGACAACAAATTTATATTTTGCTATACTCGTATTATAGTAACAAAAATAATTAAACATGAACGAAATTTATAACGTAACTTATTCAGCGTATCACCCAGGTAGTACTGAAGTGATTAGTGAAGGCACCATGCCAATTCATGCTACTTCATTTTATCTAGCCGAACAAACAGTTAAGGTTATGTTTTCGGGCGCAGAAGTTATTATTCGCTATACAAATAAACAATAGTTGACAATTAAATCATTATACCATATAATAGTATTATTAACAATATAGTTAAGGAGCTAAAAGATGTCTACAATTTTAATTAAAAATGGTGTATATCGTAATCAACCTGTAAACAATGTTTCATTTACATTAGTTAAAGGTTATCAAACTGGAGCCAAAGGAGGCTATGTGACTGTAAAATCTGAAGGCTTTTTTGGTGAAGAATACGACGATGTTCGTATTAAAGTAAGTTCAATTGAAGACTTAGAGTTTGTAACTGAATCTGTTCCTGTTGGTGAATTTGTTGCGCCAATTGTAACCAAACCTGCTACAGAATCAGACGATGAAGTTATGGATCGTATTGAACAACGATTTGAAATTTTACATCAAATGACCCGTGCTACAATTTCAGGAGATGTCCGAGCTATGATTGTAGTTGGCCCTCCAGGAGTAGGTAAGTCCTACGGTGTAGAATTTGAACTTGAGAAGTCAGGATTGTTTGACAAAATTTCAGGTAAAAAAATTAAGTATGAAGTAGTCAAAGGTGCGATGACTCCAATTGGTTTATACTGTACTTTATATCGCCACAGTGATGCTAACAACGTTTTAGTATTCGACGACTGTGATTCAGTGTTCCAAGATGAATTGGCGCTAAACATTCTTAAAGCCGCATTAGACTCTGGCAAGAAGCGTAAAATCCACTGGAATTCAGATAGTGCCATGCTACGCCGCGAAGGTGTTCCAGATATGTTTGACTTCAAAGGTGGTTGTATTTTTATTACCAACTTAAAGTTTGACAATCTTAAATCTAAGAAAATGCAGGA